CTCCCTAACCCCGTTGAAGATGCAGAGCACGCTCGCGCATACCTCGATCGCATCCCCTCATCACTCGCTGATGACTACGACGAATGGGTCAAGGTCGGCATGGCACTCCATAGCGTTGGTGACGACTCACTCCTCAAAGACTGGATCCAATGGTCCGCTGGCTCCGGCAAGTTCAAAGCCGGCGAATGCGAAGCAAAATGGGGCACCTTCAAATCCGACACTGGCGGCGTTGGTCTTGGCACGCTCTATCACCTTGCTGGTGGCCTCTCCCAACGTCAGCTAGCAATCAAGGCCATCAAGTCAGCCCTAGGCAGTAACCATCCCAAGGCAGCAGCCTTTGAAACCGCTGGCACAAAAGCCATCAAGCTCGAAACCGATGAACTGTTATCGCTCATCCGTCAGCAGCAAGGTCAACGCCTCAGGTACAACGTCTATACCCAGGCCATTGAGCTAGACGGCAACCCGCTCAACAACCTGGAGCACTACTACCTCGACCTCGCACTGGCAGGCGTCAAGGTCTCGAAAGAACTGGCCGCTGATGCTGTTGTCTATGTCGCCAAAGAGAACCAGTACGACCCAGTTCGCGAATACCTCGATCGTGTCGCAGATCAGGTGCCACCAACACAGATCGACCACCTAGCTACCTGTTACCTCCGCCCTCACGACACACCAGGCACGCTCTATGACGCCATGCTGCGCTGCACCCTCATCGCAGCTGTCCGTCGCGTCTATGAGCCAGGCGCTAAGCATGATTCCGCCTGCGTGCTCATGGGCCCACAGGGCTGCGGCAAGTCCACCTTCTGGCGCAACCTCGGCGGTGCCTTCTTCTCTGATGCCCTGCGCGATGTATCCAGCAAGGACGACCTCATGGTGCTCCATCGCTCCTGGATCATGGAGTACGGCGAGCTGGACTTCCTCACCGGCCGTCGTCATGCCGGCCAGGTCAAGGCATTCCTGTCTCAACAGGTGGACACCTTCCGCGTGCCCTACGGCAAGGCCACAGAGGATTTCCCGCGTCGGTGCATCATCGTCGGCTCCACCAACCGCGACAGCGGCTTCCTGGTCGATGACACCGGCAACCGTCGCTTCTGGGTCATCCCAACCACAGCAGCGCCACACATCCCCGTCGATGGCCTGCTCCTTGAGCGTGATGCCATTTGGTCTGCTGCTGTCGCTGCCTATCGCGCCGGTGAACCCAATCACCTGCCCCATGACATGGAGCAGCAGGTCGCGACAGAGAACGAAACCTACCTCGTCTCTAACCCATGGCAGGCCGCCATCGAGATCTACCTCACACGTCGCCAATCAGTCGAGCCGCTGACCTCTGAGGAGCTGTTAAGCAACGCAATCGAGAAGCCACTGGAGCGCCAAACCAGGGGCGACCAGATGCAGGTCGCAGCCATTCTCAGGGATCTCGGATGGGTCAAGTACAGAGACTGCAGCGGCGCTAAACGCCAATGGGCGTATCGACTCCCAACCTCGTGAAAATGGTTGGGAGCGCAAATCGTCTGGCCTGACTGCCTTCTCCCTACTTACTAACCTCCTAACCTAGTATATATATTATATATATATAGGGTATAAGGGGGGTAATCCCCTAAGTGTTGGGGGGGGGTCAGGTTGGGTCAGGTTGGGCACAGGGCTTTCGCCTTACCCTTGGGACATGACCACCCTCCGCCTCGACATCCGCTCTGAGCTGCCCACCGCCATCCGGTGGACAGACACCATGACCAGGCAGCTCCCCTTCGCCATCAGCCAGGCGTTGAACAAGACCGCCTTTGACATGCGGCAGGCGATGAACGGGGCGACGCGCCAGTACTTCAAGGATCCGGTCCCCTTCACCCAGCGCGCGTTCCTGGTCAACAGGTCCAGCAAGCGTGACCTCACCGCTGAGGTGTACGCCGAGCGTCGGCGTGCCCGTTACCTGCGCACGCTGATCACAGGCGGTGACCGCGGACAGAAGCCAGTGGAGCTGCGCTACCTGGCCAAAGCTGAAGCCACCATGCCGAAGGGTTCGGTGCTCGTGCCTGCAGCGATCAACCTCACAAGCGCTGGAAACGTCTCCCTTGCCACGCTGAAGCGCATTGAGGCACAGATAGCTACGAAGGGGCGCAATAGCGTCTTCCTAGGGCGTCCAGACGGCGGTGGTAGGCCACCCGGGGTTTATCAGCGGACCGCTAAAGGGAAACTCCGCCCGCTATTTATCGCCGTGCCTCGTGCCCGTTACGGCAAGATATTCCCGATGGAGCAGATCGGGCAGACTGTCATCAACCGACGCTTCGGTGATTACCTGCGCAGCAGCCTGGAGCGCGCGGTGTCGACGGCTAGGTAGGGGGAGGGGGGTGGCCTGTTGCGGGTCCTTTCTAGGGTGTTTATCGCGGGTCGTCCAATCGCGCACGCTTTCGCTAGCGCCAGCGACAAAATCTCCTAAACGGTTGCAGCGCAAGGGATCTCAGGCAGTCTTGCGTGAAACTTCCTCTAAGACAGTTTAGGAGGGTTTAGCAGCAGTTAAGTTAGCGGCAGTGCTAGTTAACTCTGTGCTCGTTACTTTCGCTGAGTTTGCAGCGATCAGGGGATGCACGAAAGCCGCTGTGACTCATGCAAGCAAGAGCCGAATCGCTGAGGCGATTGTGATCAAGGATGAGAAAAAGTGGATTGATCGTGACCTTGCCCTGGACCTGTGGAACAAGAACACAGCCGCCACACATGCCAGCAAGGTAAGCCGACCTGATCCAGTTGATGCGCGAGAGTTGCGGCAGCGGGTGGCAGGGTTGCCTGATGATGAGATCCCGGACCTTAACGAGAGCAGGGCACGGCGTGAGCATTATCAGGCGGAGCTGGCGAAGCTGGAGGTGGATCTGAAGCGGCGCGAGCTGGTGCCTGCTGTGGAGGTGAAGAAGGAGGCGTATGCGTTGGGGCGGAGTGTGCGTGAGGCGCTGGCGAATTTGGCGGATCGGTTGAGTCACCAGCTTGCGGGCGAGACGGATCCAGCGCGTATCCACGCGGTGCTGACAGATGAGCACCGGGCGGCACTGGTGGAGCTGGCTGATGGTTGATTCTTGGCGGGCTGGATTTTTAGAGGGCTTGCGACCTGAGCAGTCGTTGACGGTGAGTGAGTGGTCGGATCGCTACCGCAAGCTGAGTAGCAAGGCAAGTGCGGAGCCAGGGCCATGGCGGACGGCAAGGACGCCTTACCTGCGGGAGCCGATGGACTGCTTGAGCAGCAACAGTTCAGTGCAGCGGGTGGTGATGATGTTTGCTGCGCAAACGGGCAAGACCGAGGCCGGCAGTAACTGGCTGGGTTATGTGATCGACCATGCACCGGGCCCGATGCTGTGCGTGCAACCGACAGTGGAGATGGCAAAGCGACTGAGCAAGCAGCGACTGGAGAGCTTGATTAGCGAGACGCCATGCCTAGCTGAGAAGATTGCACCAGCCAGGAGCAGGGATTCTGGCAACACAATGTTCTCAAAAGAGTATCAAGGTGGGATTCTCTTGATCACTGGCGGTAACAGCGCTACTGGGTTGCGATCAGCGCCGTGCCGTTATTTGTTTATGGATGAGATCGATGCCTTTCCGAGTGATGTGGATGGCGAGGGCGATCCGGTGGCACTAGCCGAGCGGCGGACAACGACGTTCGCGCGGCGGAAAATTTTGCTGACTAGCACGCCAACAGTGAAGGACTTCAGCCGGATCGAGGCGGAGTATGGGCGAAGCGATCAGCGGCGGTTCTATGTGCCATGCCCATGCTGTGGTGAGATGCAATGGCTGCAGTGGTCAAGGTTGAAGTGGGAGGAGAGGCGACCAGAGACTGCGCGATATGAGTGCGTGAGGTGCGGTGAGCGAATTGAGGAGGTGCATAAGCCGCGAATGCTTGCTGCTGGTGAATGGCGAGCCACGGCACCGAGTGATAAGAAGACCGCTGGCTTTCATTTATCGGGGTTGTATAGCCCGCTGGGGTGGTGCAGTTGGGAGCAGTTGGTGGATGACTTCCTGCGGGCGAAGGGCGATGGCCCTGCGTTGAAGGCGTTTGTGAATACGAGGTTGGCAGAGACCTGGGAGGAGGACTTCGCGGCGGCGGTGAATGCTGATGGCCTGATGGCCAAGCGGTTGGCGTATGAATCGGGCACCTGTCCAGAAGGAGTGGTGCTGCTGACGGCTGGTGTCGACGTGCAGGACAATCGGCTTGCGGTGAGTGTGTGGGGATGGGGCGAGGGGGAGACTGGCTGGCTGGTGTGGCACCAGGAGCTGATGGGCGACCCGACGCAGGTAGAGGTGTGGAAGCAGCTGGATCAGGTGCTGGCTACGACTTGGCCAACGGCTGGTGGTAAAGAGCTGAAGGTGGCGCAGATGGCGATTGACTCAGGCGGCCACTGCACCCATGAGGTCTACCGCTATGTGCGTGATCGGGTGCGGCAGGGCGTGGTGGCGATCAAGGGCAGCAGCAGACGCAACAGTCCGGCAGTGGGCAAGGGCAGCAAGGTAGATGTGAACTGGCAGGGCAAGGTATTGAAGAAGGGCGTGACGCTGTACCAGCTAGGCACGGACACGATCAAGACCACGCTGTTCGGCCGGCTGCGGCATAACGAGGGCAGCGGTAGCTTGAACTTCGGATTGGCTGCAGACGATGACTACTTCCGGCAGTTGACCAGTGAGCGGCAGGCGTTGCGGTATCACCGGGGGTTCCCGATTCGGGAATGGGTCAAAAAAGCTAGTGATCGCAATGAGGCACTGGATTGTCTGGTCTATGGATATGCAGCCTTGCTGATCTACTCGCGAAGGATGAACCCGCTGACGATGTGGGAGCAGCTGCGCGCGCAGTTGGAAGAAGGCAAGAAGCCACCGCTAAGATCAAGAAAGCAGCCGCCGGCCGCGGCCACTGGATTTGTCAGCAACTGGTAGGCCGTGAACTTCCCACCCAAGATCAACGAAGGCGACACGATCAGGTGGCGGGACGTAGCCATCAAGGATTCGTTGGGCAATCCAGTAACAAGCGCTGACTGGACGCTGCGTTATTACATCCGATTCAACAGGAACAACCACGGCGCGACTGTTACAGGTACGGCGTATGGGAGCGGCTGGGAGTTCTTGCTGACAGCTGCGACTACCGATGGCTTTCATGCTGATGACACTGGCTACTGGCAGGCCGTAGCTACGAGGGCAACGGAGGCAATCACGTTTGGAACGGGGCAGTTTGATATCGACGCAAACCTGGCCTATACAGGAACACCAGGAGCGGTTGATAACAGGAGTCAAGTCCAGAAGGATCTAGATGCAGTACAGGCAGCGATCCGTGCGTTGATTTCCGGTGGTGTTGTCAAGCAGTACTCGATAGGAAACCGAAGCCTTACCAAGTACGATCTATCGGATCTGTTGGCACTTGAGACAAAATTGAAAGTCGACCTGAAACGCGAACAGAAAGCCCAGCTGATAGCTAATGGCCTGGGCAATCCGTTCAATCTGTTCGTGAGGTTCTGATGGGACTGCGCACAAGACTATTCCGTGCGATGGGCTTTGAGCCAATCCGTCAGCCTCGCGGTCGGATGTATCAAGGCGCGCGTGTCAGCAGGCTGACTGCTGATTGGGTGACAAGTGGCACCAGTGCCGACAGTGAAATCAAGGGCAGCTTCAAGGTGCTGCGCAATCGTGCACGCCAGCTCTGTCGCGATAACGACTACGCAAGGCAAGCATTGAGAAGCATTGAGAACAACGTGATCGGGCATGGCATCAGGCATCAGGGCCAGGTGCGGATGCTGCGTGGCGGGCGATTGGATGAAGCAGTGAACGATCAGATCCACATGGAGTGGGAGAAGTGGATGAATAAAAACAGCTGCGATGTCAGTGGGGTTCTTGGTTTCGATGCGATGACTCGCTTGCTGGTACGCAGCCTTGCGGAGTCTGGTGAGATTTTTGTGCGGATGGTGCGCAAACCATTTGGCAACTCACGGGTGCCGTTTGCGTTACAAGTCTTGGAGGCTGACTATCTGATCGATGATGAAATGCCACCTGTTAAGAATGGTAACTATGTTCGGATGGGCATTGAGGTCGATCAATACCTGCGGCCTGAGGCGTATCACTTCTATGCGTCACACCCTGGCGACATCTCGGCGGGTTTGCCGCGTGTTAATCAAAAACGCATCCGCGTGCCAGCTGATGAGGTGATCCATCTGTTCCTGCCGGAGCGGCCAGGGCAGACCAGAGGTGTGACGTGGTTTGCTTCTGCGCTGATGCGGCTGCACATGTTGCAGGGATATGAAGAGGCTGAAGTGGTGCGCGCTCGTGCCAGTAGTGCATTGATGGGATTCATCACCAGCCCTGAGGGCGAGTTGGTTGCTGATGAGATTTATGACAATGAGCGCGTGAGCGAGTTTCAGCCTGGGGTTTTCAAGTATTTGGAGCCAGGTCAGAGCGTGTCAGTGCCAGACCTGAACGCACCTGATGGGCAGCTGGAACCATTCACCCGTTCCATGCTGCGTGCTGTTGCGGCTGGCGTTGGCGTCAGCTTTGAGAGCATTAGCAAGAACTTCTCAGAGAGCAACTACAGCAGCAGCAGGTTGAGCTTGCTTGAGGAGCGTGACACGTATCGAGTGCTGCAGCGCTTCATGATCGAGAACTTCCATCAGGAGGTCTTCAACAACTGGCTTGAGATGGCAGTGCTGAGTGGCGCATTGAACCTGCCGGCTTATGAGACGAACCCTGACCGCTATCGCGCGAGCAAGTGGGTGCCGCGCTGTTGGGAATGGGTTGATCCACAGCGAGAGGTGGATGCGTACAAGACTGCTGTGCGGTGCGGCTTCAAGACTTTGGCGCAAGTCATCACGGAACAAGGCGGCGACTTGGATGCAGTGCTGATGCAACGGCAATCAGAGCTGGCCAAACTCGATGAGATGGACATTGTGCTGGATACAGATCCAAGTGAAGTGACTGACGGTGGCGCTGCACAGGTGTCACGGCCTATGGGCGCTGAGGCACCATTTGAAGAAACTGAAGCACCAGTTGCGGAGGATGGTGAAGAGATCGAAGAAGAACTGCAGGATTACTGATGGCAAATGTGGCTGGCACTGAAATAGATCTGATGCCGACTGACGGCATGAAGGAAGAAGCACAACGCTATCGGGCGTGGAAGGCTAGAGGTAATGCGGGCGGCACTGAGGTGGCCGCGGCCAGAGCAGGGCAAATCCTGAGTGGTGATGAACTGAGTCCCGATACTGTGATCACAATGGCGGCATGGTTCGCACGTCATGAGGTCGACAAGCAAGGCCAGGGCTTTGATCCTGGGCAGGAAGGCTATCCATCACCAGGCCGCGTGGCATGGGCGGCGTGGGGTGGCGATGCAGGGCAGAGTTGGGCCACATCAAAGGCCGATAGAATCAAAGCATTACAAGAACGAAGCGCAGTGGACTTAGGGCGCCCTTATCCGAATGAGCACGCTGCTCGATTGAAGGATCCCGATCAGTACGACTCATTGCGTCGAGAGAACGATGCTGGCGGCCCAGGCATTGACTACATCTATGGGATCAAGGAAGGCACTAGCGAGATTCAAGCAATCCGCTTCCGCAGTTCTGAATACAGCCCTGCTGAAGCGCGTGCATGGCTAGCTGAGCATGATTTTGATGCGATCGAGTTTGAGGAAGCTACTGGTGATGGAGAAGCTGAGCGCGCTGGCCCTGATGCCTTGAAGGAAGGTGACTTCGTGCAATGGGATTCAAGCGGCGGCACTGCTCGTGGCCGGATTGTTGATGTACGCCGTGAAGGCACATTGAATGTGCCCAACACTGAGTTCAGCATCCAAGCCAGTGCTGAGGATCCTGCTGCGTTAATCCGCATCTATCGCGAAGGCGATGAGGGATGGGCCGCCACTGATACGCTGGTCGGGCACAAGTTTTCGACATTGACAAAGATTCCAGCGCTGCGTGCCATGGAAGGCAGGTACAAGCGCAGTGAAGTTGTTGAGGTCGAAGCCATTGAGGATCGGACCTTCGAGTTTCCTTTTAGCTCGGAGTATCCGGTGGCTCGGTATTTCGGCAACGAGATTCTGAGCCATGAACCGAAGGCAGCTGATCTCAGCCGCCTGAACGACAGTGCTCCGCTGTTGTTCAACCACAACCCCGATAAAGTCATTGGTGTTGTGGAGCGTGCATACATCGACGACAAACGTCGTAGAGGCTATGCGCGCGTGCGGTTCAGCCGCAATGCATTCGCTCAAGAAATTCTTGGCGATGTGAGGGATGGCATTCTTAGGAATGTTTCCTTCGGCTACTCCA